AAGCGACGTGGGTTCCCCTCTGTTATTTAGTAGAAAGAGGACAACAAATCAAAGTGTTTAGTTTGTTAACAAAAAAGGCTCGTGAAATGGGGTTTATGGTTCCAACTATATCATGGGGACAATATTCCGCGGAAGGATACGAAGGTGCAACTGTTTTAGACGCACAAAAAGGTGCCTATTACACACCAATAACAGCGTTAGATTTCGAAGGTCTGTATCCATCAATTATGATGGCACATAATTTATGTTATTCATCGATGGTTATGGATTCTAAATATGAAAATATACCTGGTATAACATACGAAACGTTTGGGTTTTATAAGTTTGCACAAGATGTCCCTAGTCTTTTACCAAGTATTCTCCTAGAACTAAAACAGTTTCGTAAACAAGCTAAAAAGGACATGGCGCAATCGACTGGTGCCCTAAAAGAAATGTATAATGGTAAACAATTGGCGTACAAAGTTTCTATGAACTCTGTATATGGATTTACAGGTGCGGCAAAGGGTATGTTACCTTGTGTACAAATCGCCTCAACGGTAACTCTAAAAGGTAGGAGTATGATTGACGAGACAAAAGCATACGTTGAAAAGAATTTCCCGGGATCAAAGGTAAGGTATGGTGACACGGATTCAGTTATGGTTGAATTTGATGTAGGAAACCGTACCGGAAAAGAAGCAATTGAATATAGTTGGGAAATAGGTGAACGCGCTGCGGAAGAGTGTACTAAACTCTTCAAAGCACCGAATAACCTTGAACTTGAAAAGGTATATTGTCCGTATTTCTTATATTCGAAGAAACGATATGCGGCAAAACTTTGGACAAAAGGTAAAGATGGTAATATGAACATGGATTATATAGACGTCAAAGGACTTCAATTAGTACGAAGGGACAATACACCTCACATGCGTGAAGTGTGTAAAGAACTCCTTGATGTTGTTTTAGAAAGTAGTGATACCGGTCCACCAAAAGAACTCGCTTTACAAAGAGCTATTGAACTTATTGAAGGTGATGTACCTAACGAAAAACTAATTCTGAGTCAGGGTTTATCAGATTCGTATAAATCAAAAGGGTTTTCGGTTTCTATTAATAGTCCCGATATTAAAGATATTAATCAAGCTCACGTTCAAGTTGTACGAAAAATGCGTGAAAGACAACCGGGTTCTGAACCACAATCGGGTGACCGCGTACCTTATATTCTCATTGATACAGGTGATCCTAAAGCAAAAGCGTTTGAAAAGTCGGAAGATCCAAAATACGCCAAGGACAATAATTTAAAAATTGATTATAATTATTATTTTATAAACAAGTTTCTAAACCCCGTATGTGATTTAATTGAACCACTCTTTGAAGATCCGAAAGAAGAAATATTCGGTGAACTTTTAACGCGCGTGAAACCGAAACGACGCCCAAAGAAAAAAGTGGAGGCTGAAACTGAAGGGCAACAAAAAATAAGTGACATGTTCAAAACGCTTAAAAAATAGTGACGTATATAAAATATGTTACGTAAAAGAGTTGATAGTATAGTAGATTATCATAAGGTAAGAACAGTATTAGATGAGGTTTTCGAAGAGACACATTATAAACGCGACGTAATTTTAATGCAAAAAATTTCTGATAAATATTCTATTAATTTAAAACTTTTACTTTCTGAAGTTCCAAACCCATTAAATTTTTGTAGAGGTTTTAAAAAGGATGGCTCTCCATGTACAGCAAAAGCTAAACTTAATGGAATGTGTGGGAGTCATATTGATCAACCTCAACTTAGAGGTCCAATAGAAATGGTTTCTAAAAATAATGAAGGTATACGTCATACACATAATTTATCGGAATGTATATTTAAACCGGGGTGTCCGGCATGTGAAGTATCAAGAAAGGGATTTAGAGAATTGCGTGGAATAATGTAATATGAATAAATCAGCTATTCTACTAACATCGATTGATACTTTTTATAATATACCCGAGAATAGAGCTACACTTTTAGAAATTTTAAATAAAACTGGTGGCATTTCTTTAAGAAATCTTGAATGGTTTATTACAAATTACTCTAAGAAAAACAATCTATCATATAAAACAAACGATGGTAAAATATTTAGTGTACATTGTGCATATAAATCAAGTTTAGACGGATATAGTAAAAAATTATTTGATCCATTTTGTCGTTCTTCTAAAATATCGTACACTGTTCCGGGAACATCCAATGAAATACATACTACTGTTGCACAGTTGAATTTCATAAGATGGTGTATAAAAAATAATATAATTGAGTATATACACGATCATAAAAATGCACTTTTTTCTAAACAAGTGTCATGATACCATTTTCAAAAATGAACGTTTGATATCCTACATAATATAAGTGTAATGTATAACCACTAGTAAGTCCCTGATTCATATTTACATCTAAAACAGTTCTATTTGATTGTAATTGACTAAAATCCAACATCCCCGATGGTTCCACATTAATCGGATTCATCGAGAATGCATATGTATAAATGTTTCGTAAAGGTCGTGATAAACGACTCGAGAATGGAACAACGTATTTGAAATATTTATGATCACTATCTTGAACATTTGGTATATCTTCACCATTTACAAATATTTTTGCATTTGACATAGGGGGGTTATAAAATTCATTGGTAATAGAATATTCTACATTTGAAGAAAAATTATATCTATTTGCAAATACATTCGCAAGTAAAGTTGTACCACCTTCATATATATTTTCATCCTCAAATGCGGTTTGTCTAAAAAACCAATTAAGCGTTTTCACCGGTGTTTTTGGAATGAGTTCAAGTTTCGCGTTTTGTACACCAGCAGGTATATCTAAAGTGGGGTGTTTTTTAACACTATCAGTAACGAGAACGTGCCTTTTGTTTACTATATAAGTACGTTCAGATGGTTCAAGTACTATTTCTTCGGTAACTATATCAAAACTATTTAAACTAAGATTATCTGTTTCGTTTGTAAAGAATGTTTGTTTATGAAATTCAAACTCAAACTGAAGTTTTTGTTTATGAATAGCACACGTTGGAAAATAGGGTCGATTTGGTTTATTTGTTTCGTATTCGTCGCTCTCATACTTACGTGAAAACAGTAAAGGTATTGGAATATAAACACGTGATTTATTTTGTGCTAAAAACTGATTACCGGATAATAAAGATGTATCTTCTGCATTATTTCTATTTAACGTGTACCTCTTCGTTCTCTTTTCTGATTCATCGAGGTATAATTCATCGTATATAATTCCCCAATCACCATGGAACTTTTCAACAACCGTTTCATCGACACGCATGGTTACGGATTTAAAAATATGTCTCCCAATTTGATCCGCATAATAACTATCAGAACCTGTTAAAGCTGGTAATTCAAATGTTACGTACATATTTGCTAAAAGATCTCCCATATTTCTCGGGTTATACATGACCTTTATAGTTTCACCAAAAGGCCAAGATGTTGAAGAACTACTTGGTTTATTAATATTTAAACTTTTATGAAATTTTGTAAAATTAGCGTGTTGTTTATGTTCATACTTAAAGAATGAATGAATAGGATCATCTTCCAAAAGATACGTATCTTGTTTACCAATTGCATTAAGTGATAGTATAGAACCTGTATTTGGTCCAGATGTATCACACATACTTACTACTTATTGTTTATATATTTTTAAATCTCTTTTCCACATATCGATATGTGACATTTGTTGTAATGTGTCAAGCTCTATTCTTGATTTTGTTGTTTCTTCCCTGAGGTTTTGTACAGCTTCGCTTGTGTACTGATACGTTTTAATATTCAAGAGATATTCATATGAATTATCTATTTTATCAAATATTTTCCCCATTTCGTGTTCGAGATCCGAACGTTTACGTTTGAAAACAATAATTTTTTCATGAATAACCATATCAATAAATTTCGACATATTTTCAAGTTTTTTAGATTTTTCTTTTAAGACACGTATAAGATGTGCTTTTCTTTTTTTATATGTTTCTGATCGTATTTTAACAAAATCGGTAAGAATTTCTTCTGGACTTTCGTATTTATGAATACCCTTTGTTGGATGAAATAAGTGCATATTCGATACATGAAATGTCTTACGAAGTTTAAAATCTTTTATGATATCGTTACCCGTATATCCTTCGATACTAAAATTAACATTGTCAGTCGTACTGTTATTCACGTAATTCGTAATTTTTTTCTTTTCGATAAGAGTATCGAGATACTCTTTGTAGTCTTGTGTCCAACGCCCCGGTGGAAGTTCAGTCACTATTATATTTTTACCCGAAGATTTCCATACACCTTCTGTTATCCATAAATCATCTTCATTACTGAACACGCGACCCGTGAATTTATCAAACCACGGTTTCATTGGTACTATGTTTTCACCATTAATTACACGTTCAATATTTTGTTTAATATCCGAAGGATTAAACGGTGGTATATATGAACTAAATCCAGTACCAATACCTTCAGTTCCATTTACCAAAACGGTTGGTAATATAGGAACATAATAGTCTGGTTCGATTTGTTTACCGTCGTCGTCGAGATAGTTTAATACTGGATCATCTTTAGGATCAAAAAGTATTCTCGCACTTTTAGTCAATTTTGTAAATATATACCTCGTTTGACTCGCATCTTTACCACCCATAAGACGAGTACCAAATTGACCACATGGTTCAAGTAAATTAATATTATTCGACCCCGTAAAATTATGTGCTAATTTTACAATTGTATCTGCCAATGAAACTTCACCGTGATGATACGATGTTTTTTCCGAAACGTATGCGGCTAATTGCGCAACCTTCATTTCAGATGTAAGATTCTTTGTGAAGCACGCGTATAACACTTTTCGTTGTGATGGTTTTAAACCATCTGAAACGTGTGCAATTGACCTTTTCAAATCAGCAAGACTGAAATTCACAAGATCTTTATGAATAAAATCAGAAATACCAAGACGCTCAACGTTTCCATATTGTACTTCGAGTTCGGACGCCTTTTTTTCCGTACTTTCAAGTAACCACGTTTTACGTAAGTCTGATTTTGTCTTGTCAAATGCAAGAACTATAGATTCATCCATTGAAGTATCCGTATCAAATTGAACTGTAAGATCTTTTATTTTTTTAAAGTATTCACGGGCTTCTGCAGACGTAGAAGTACCAAGACCCTTATAATATTTAATTTTCCACCCAGCTTTACCATTACCATACCATTGCCTAAACGTTGAGTCCGTATAAAACGATTTTGTTTCTGAACCCTTAGACGCTTTTATGATAGGTGTGACCATACTTACAACAAACTTGAGTTTAAGTAAACTTGGCCAGAAATAATGAATCATGTTAAGAATGAGACCCTTGATATGACTTCCATCGTTATCTGCATCGGTCATGATCATGAGTCTTCCGTATCTGAGTTCAGAGAGTGATGTATATACTTTCCCTTGTTGAAGTCCCAAAATCTTTTTAAGGTCATTAAACTCCTTGTTTTCGGTAAGTTGTTTTACACTCGCGTCGCGTACGTTCTTACATTTACCTCGGAGTGGAAAAACACCGTAATGATCACGACCAACGACAGAAAGACCAGCAATTGCAAGTGTTTTTGCAGAATCACCTTCAGTAATAATAAGAGTACACTTACCAGACTGTGTAGTACCAGCCTTATTCGCATCGTCTAGTTTTGGAATACCCGTTATTTTTGATTTACGAGATCCATCTGTTTTTTTCAATTCTTTCATTTCACGAAACTTCGATAATG